ATTGGCCCGATCGAACAGCTTGTCAATCTCTCCGGCCGCCTGTCCGAACGGACCATTAGGTTCGAATAGCTTAGCGATTTCCGGATGGCCGAGCCCGCCCGCCTCCAGAGCATCAGCGAAATGACGGGCTTGAAAATCGTACTCTAGGTCCCAAACCATGGTGACGCCCCGATGCTTGGCTACCAGGGCGTTATTCATCGCAGCAACGCTCGGCTCACCCCTGATCCCCTTAAGTAGGGAGAGCTCGTGCTCCTTGACGGTCGGATTGTCCCAGACCATCCGGGCCGATGTACCCTCACCCGAACCCATAGCCCACTTCGGCGCCTCGACTGGTGCTGCCAGCCGCTCGTCTCCGACTGGCACGGGCGCAATCGCACAGCGACAGTTGATGATCATCGAGCCCGGATCAGGTACCGTACCGTCGGACGCTACTCCGGTCTGGACGTCTGGATCGCCCGGAAATCGCATGATAGCGCCGTTGAGCTCGAACGCCTCGCCCTTGTGAATGACCTTACCGTCCATGGCCAGGTGACTCTTGCGCACCCGCTTGTCCCGGGTGGCGAGCCACTCCAGCCCGGCAATAGCATCCGACTCCATCGCCACCGTGTGGGTCGAGCCGTTGTAGCCCGATACGACTTCGGTCCGAGCGACGGTAACCGCTCGGTTAGCGTAGGTCTGATCGAACAGGGTGCGGATCCGGTCGGCCAAATGCGGAATTGAGTCGCCCGCCGCTGCGCCCTCGGTCAGCTGCGCCTTGATGGCGTCGTAGGTCGTATCGGTCACCTGCCCGGCCAAGCGCTTGGCTCGGTTAGCGATCCAGTCCTGAGCGTAAGGAGCATTGAGCGAGAAATCGATACCGAACGAAGCGTCGAGCGCCGACCCGGCCGCACCCATGACGGTCTCGTACAGGGCCTGTGATAGCTGTTCGGTAACGTCTTCCCAGTATTGCCGGTTGTAGGCCGACTGCGGATCGGGCTCAGCAGCCCGGGACAACTGGCGCCCCCGCTTGCCCTCCAGCCGAGCGATGACCGAATCCCGCTGACGGTTGAATAGCTCCTGGAAATGGCGTGTCCAAGCCCGCTCCAGCATCCGTACCCGGCGATCGGCTTGATGCCAAAGAGTGGAGCGTCGATGACCGGCCTGGGCCTGCGCCAGGAACGCTTCGGCCTCAGCGTCCCGTCGTGACCGGTTCGCCCGCTCTCGACGGGCTCGTGCTTTTGGGCGAGCTCGATTTCCGTTGGCTCCGGTGGTATCTCCGTTGGCTCCGGTTGCGTCAGACGGGGCGGTCGGCTGTGTTGCGCCGTCGCCTTGTCCAGCGGGCAAGGAAGGCGGCACGGGTGGCGTCGGAGCGGGAGCGGGCGGTTTGGTCGCCTGGCCCTCCTCGTCACCCAGCGGCTCCTCGCCCACCTGCTCCCTGGCCTCGTCCTTCGTGATGACCCCGGCATTGTACAGGGCGACCGCCTGTTCCGGCGTGTACTTCGGCCGCTGCAACGCCTTGACGGAGGAGAAATCAAACCAGACGAGCTCGTCGCCCAGCAACGGCGCCAAATGGACGTTAATCCCGTCAGCAACTTCGTTGGCGACGTTGTGAACCGTGTCGCCCCAGTAGTTAATCGTCTCCCGGTCAGCGTTCGAGAAGGTGCGCTTGCTGGAGTCGCCCAGCCGGGACAGCGGCACGCCCAGGGCGACGCATATCGCTCGGATCTTGGCGTCGTACCGGGCGATGAACTCGGCGTCCCGCTGGGACAGGCCGAGCGACTGGATGAACACCGTGTCCTTCGGTGGCTGATCTTCCGCTTGGGCGAACGCCACCCGGCCTGCGTTGTCGGCGCCCTGATGCGTCTCCAGGAACTGACGTCGCCAGGCGAGCTTCTGCTCTTCGTCTTCGAATGCCTCGTGCACTACGACCGCAGCCGGACGGGCGTCGTTGCGCAGGAATGCGACGTCGTAGCGGTCCTGCATGACAGCGACCGAGATATCGAGCCGTGCCGCCTGCAGCGCCGATTCCGGCTGACGCCAATCGGTCTGGCTCGGCCTCCAATGGTAGATCAGCTTCGACTCCGGCATCCGCTGGCGCCCGAGCACGCCCTGACCGTTGTACTCGTACCCGCTAAACCACTTGACTCCGCCGTTGGTCGGGATAGGCCGGATCTTCTGGACGGGTAGCGGCCACAGCGCAGCGATGTTCGGCGCCGAACCGTCGATTTCCCACGCCCAGCGCCCGCAGATCAGCCACTGGGTGATCGTCCAAGCCATGAACTGCTTGATCGACACGCCCGGTGCCGGGTAGCCCGGTGGCGGTCCCAGCAGCCGAGCCAGGGGCGAGTTCTTGTTGTACTTGGTCGGCTTGTCCGGATCGGCCCCGGCCCGGATCGGTAGCCCGGCGATGTCCTGGGCAACCGCCCGGATACAGGCGTAGACATAGACGTTGGCGTAGTACGCCCACATGATGGCGTCTTCGCCCGACCAGTTGGATTGAATCCCGCTCGTCGGGCTCTGATAGCTCAGCGTCTTAGTCGCTGCTTGGGGCGACCTGACGGCTTCGGCGTGCACCGGACGGGTCACCACGGCGTCACGTCGACCGAACGGCACCGGTAGCCGGTTCATGGGCTCATCCTTCCTCGCCGTCTAGGCTTCCGGCCGTCGCCGTCGAGCATTGTCTCGGTCGCCGCCCACACCAGGGCATCCAGACGGTCGGGCGACCATGCAGCGCCCCGGACGTACTCGCATTGCTGGGATTCTAGCACCTTAAGGTCAACGCCAGCACCGTGGTGGATTCGACCTGACGCCCAGGTATCGGGCCGATCCCGGCTTCCGTACAGCGCCGCTACCGGCTCGGCCCGGGCGAACTTGCCCTTGCTGGCCCGGGTCTTGTAGACCGGGATCCGCCTATCGATGGCGTGAATGACCGATTCGACCAGATCCCCGCCGTTGTTCACTTCGGCTATGATCCCGTCGCCGTCGAGCTCGTGATGCAGATCGACCGCCAGCCTCGACCACTGGTCCACGTGCATGACCTCGGAGTAGTCGCCCAGCACGTAGCCGTGATTGAAATGATCCAGACCCCAGCCCATCACGCCACACTCGTCGGAATCCTCGTTCGAAGTGACGGACGGATCGACTCCGACGTAGGTCCGGGACAGCTTCGGCACCGGACGTCGGCACGCCTCGATCTGGCCCGGCACCCATAGCGCCCCGGCTACGTCTTCCAGGATTTCGGCGTCTATCTCCTGGCGCCCGAGCCGGGTGCCCTTCAACGGCTCGATCACCTTGGCATACCAGGCTTCGGCCAGGTTGGCCCGGTTCTCGTCCGATCCGCCCGTCGTCTCGTAGTCGCATTCGTCCCGGAGCTTCTTGACGAAGGGCGTGTTCTGTGGCGTGCCGGTGGCGACGATTTCGGTCGGCTCCAGACGCACCATGAAAATCAGGTTGTTCCAACAGGCCGTCGGTGCGTTCCAGGTCGCTGGCTCGTCGCACCAAGCCCCGGCCAGGTTAGGTCCACGCCACGAGTCCGGGTCTTCGGCGGTGAAGATCTGCGCCAGCGACCCGTTTCGCATGATGAACTCACCGAGTGAGCGGTTCCAGGTATAGCGGATCTTGTGCCAGTCGCACACGTTACGCAGGCCTGACTCGCCCTCGACCATGATGTCTCGGCCGTCCGAGTAGGTCGGTGTGCACATGGCCCAGCGGGACCCCGGGAACCGGTGCATCCGATCGCACAGCCACTCGGCACCCGTCCTGGTCTTGCCGAACCCTCGACCACAGCGCAGATTCCACAGGTACCAGTTACCTTCGGGCGGTCGCTGCTTGGCCCGGGCATGGCGCCAGTAGAAGCCCTCGTGCGGCATCCCGTCGCAGTCGAACCGATCGCAGTAGAACGACTGCTCCAGAGCTCCGCCGTCGAGCATATCGGCCACGGATGACCAGACCAGGTCGGTCAATACGGGCTCGTCTGTGCCGTGAGCAGGACCGCCAGGGCGTACACCACCAGCAGAATCGCCGCAGCGATGAGCACGACCGCTAGCGCCATGGCGCCTGCTCGGCGGATCACGAGGCAGTCACGTCGATGGCCGGTTGCGCCAGGCCCCGCAGCTGGATCGCCAACGCAGCCCGAGCCGCCACCTTCTGCTCAGCCGTCAGCTGCAACGACGGGTCGTTAACCATGGCGATGAATACGTCAGCCAACTGCCGAGCCTGCATTTCGAGGATCCTTACCTCACGCTCCCGCAGCCCGGCTTTGACGATCGCCGTCGACACAGCGGCCAGCAGCTTCCGCTGTTCGTTCCACAGGTCGATCAGGACAGCGGATCGGGGCGCCACCGGATCCTCG